GCTCCGGCATCTTCGATTCCCCCGCATGCGCGGGGATAGGCCCGTCTTTAAAAAGACTCGGTAGTTTTTGCATCAGATTCCCCCGCATGCGCGGGGATAGGCCCGCATCCAGCGCAATTGGCGTCCGGATGATGCGGATTCCCCCGCATGCGCGGGGATAGGCCCAGCCCTGCCCGAGTTCGGCGGCCAGCGCGTAGGATTCCCCCGCATGCGCGGGGATAGGCCCATCGATGTCTGCTTTTATGCGATTTGCTATTTGATTCCCCCGCATGCGCGGGGATAGGCCCCCATACTCCGGCGACGTATTCGATTGCGGTGTGATTCCCCCGCATGCGCGGGGATAGGCCCCGGTCAAAAGAGAAAAAATAGGCAGTCAAGCCGATTCCCCCGCATGCGCGGGGATAGGCCCGATAGAGATTGAAGGACTCGACGGGCAATTTAGATTCCCCCGCATGCGCGGGGATAGGCCCGTCAGCAGCGGATGCACCGCCCGCGACGCCCCGATTCCCCCGCATGCGCGGGGATAGGCCCATCCGACGCATACGGAAAACTAATGTCAATATGATTCCCCCGCATGCGCGGGGATAGGCCCCGTCTGCGTCGCGAGGCTTGTTCCGTCAGCGCGATTCCCCCGCATGCGCGGGGATAGGCCCCCACCGACGACCAGTAGACGCCCTGGCCCACTGATTCCCCCGCATGCGCGGGGATAGGCCCTGATCGGAAAAGAGTGCGTCATTCCCTATACCGATTCCCCCGCATGCGCGGGGATAGGCCCGGACCGCGCCAGAATGCGTCAATGTCTCCTTCGATTCCCCCGCATGCGCGGGGATAGGCCCCTTGGCACCGTTCGCGCGGGGCCGATAGACCTGATTCCCCGCATGCGCGGGGATAGGCCGCCATCTGTCACAGATTCCAAGGGATCGCAGGGGATTCCCCCGCATGCGCGGGGATAGGCCCTTCTGGAGCGCCTTGCTACGCTTTGCGCGCACGATTCCCCCGCATGCGCGGGGATAGGCCCGGCATTGATTGGTACGGCGACATGATCTTACCGATTCCCCCGCATGCGCGGGGATAGGCCCGCACCGCATAGCGTCGAGGTCGAGTCGGCCTCGATTCCCCCGCATGCGCGGGGATAGGCCCTGACGCAGGTAGGCGAGCGCCTGACGCACTTCGATTCCCCCGCATGCGCGGGGATAGGCCCAGGGCGCGAGCGGCTGGACGCAAATTCGACAAGATTCCCCCGCATGCGCGGGGATAGGCCCTTCGGTGATCTCGGGATGCCAGGGGTGCGGGGGATTCCCCCGCATGCGCGGGGATAGGCCCCTCCAGCGCCCCGCTGACAGCCTGGGACCATGGATTCCCCCGCATGCGCGGGGATAGGCCTTAACCGATCAGCTTTCCGATGTGAATAATGCCGATTCCCCCGCATGCGCGGGGATAGGCCTTAACCGATCAGCTTTCCGATGTGAATAATGCCGATTCCCCCGCATGCGCGGGGATAGGCCCCTGCAAAGCGGGCGCGATGATCCGACTCAGGTGATTCCCCCGCATGCGCGGGGATAGGCTCTGCGGCTCGCGGCGGTCCATACGAGCGTGGGCGACGTAAGGACGGTTGACCAGCTGAGAGCAAGCGTAACAAGGGGCGTGGTCGGTAATGTGTGCTAGGTTCTAGTAGAGGCGCGACAGCAGGAAATTTTCGGAGTGCCTGCGGCGGGGGCGTCGCTTGACGCCGGCCCGGTATGAGGGGACGTCCGGCCCTCCGCGCCTCATTTCAATTCACCCCGAATGAGCTTGTACGCCCCGCCACTCACGCCGCCCGTGAGCGCCGCAAGTGATACCTTGAACGCCGTGCGCACAGACTCATGGGCGGGCGTCTTCTTCTCGATCCGGCTGGCCTCGACCACGATCTTGGCCTTGCGTCCATCGGGGCTGGGCAGCACATAGAGCAGCGTCCCATTGGCCGTGTCATAGAGCACGGCGTCCGGCTCGGCCATCTGACGCGGCACCTGCTTCCATTCGTCCGGCGTGAGCGCGTTGCCCGCTGATTCATGGCGCTTGGCCTTGGGGCCGACCAGGAGACGATCCTCCAGCACGACAGCGCCATTGGCGACCTGGATACCCTGACCGATGAGGTGCTCGATATCGGCCTGAGCCAGATAGCCGATGACCCACTCCAGCCCGCGCGCGCCGCTCTGCCCCATCACGCGCTCGACCCAGTCATCGAAGGCGGCCAGCCGTGCCGGATGCAGGGCGTGCTCGCGCAGGGTTTGCGTGGCCAGGTCCGCCGGCAGCGCCTGGCGCACGCGATCCCAGAGATCGATGTCGCCCCAGGGGGCCGAGCGTCCTGGGTTGTAGTCCCAGCCGGTATCCGGCCACAGGTATGTGCGTTCGCCGGGGTTGAGCGGATCGGGGATGGAGACGCCGCGCTGGTGCCACTCGGCCGGGGTCTCGCCGGTGCGCGGGTCGGCCGGGCGCCGGCCGGACGGCTCGCGCTCGTGGAGCTGGGTATCGTTCTGGACCTTGAGGCCGCGCGCGTCGAGTTCGCGTTGACTGAGGTTGCGGGCGCGGCAGCGACAGTTGAACCCGTTGGGCGGCGCGATCAGTGACCAAGCCGGGTCGTCGAGCCGGAACACCTGGCCATGCAGCGCGGCATGGGCCGGACGGGTGCGGCTGTCGCGCACGGCCAGATACTGGACGAAGGGGGCGCGGTCGGCCTCGGCGTCGAACTGCTTCTGGCGTCCGGCCATGTAGGCCGTTTGCAGGTTGGTGCGGTAGATGGTCTGGAGTCGGCGCACGGAACCGGCCTGGTAGAGCTGGGCCTCGCCGGTGACGGGATCGACATGAACCTGTTTCCCCCACCAGCCTTTCTTCTTGAGTGTGTCTTCCAGCTCCTTCCTGAACCAGCGCTCGGTGCGTCCCTCCTTGAGCGCCGTCTCGACCGCCGCGCGGATGTCCTGGAGGATGTCCAGGCGCGCGACCTTGGCGACGGTGAACGCCTTGGCGTGCTGCTCGCGCTGCATCTCCCACCAGTTCCAGGTGAGCTTGACGCCCTTGGCCTCCAGATAGCGGATCGCCTGCTCGGGCGGAAGCTGGAACAGGGCGCTGAGGGTGGCGTCCATCAGTCGTGGCCAGCGCCTTCCAGGAACTGGACACGGGATTCCTGAAACTGAACCCGATCTTTGTGTTCCTGCTGCTTGCCGGCGTTCCAGTAGTGAACTGGGCGATGATAGCCCATGACCCGGCTCCAGATCTCGCAGCGCGTGCGCTCCTGCTCGGTCAGCCCTGGGGTGTAGCAGGCACAGCCGCCGCAGTCCTCGGGGAAGCGGCGTCCCAGATGACAATGCGGCGTGGCGTCCTCGACCAGGTGCCCGCAGGGGGCGGCCAGGCGGTGACGGATCGGGGGTGTCGTGTCGTCAGTCATCAGTCGTGACCTCCAGCCGCCCGAGCGTATCGGCGGCCGCCATGGCGCGGGTGAGAAGCTCCACGAGCTGCTCATCGTTCATCGCCGGATACCACTCGTCCATCCGGGCCAGAACCTGCTCGGGCGTCAATCCCTCGGACAGAGCGTTAAACAGGGGCGCGAGTAACGCCTCCATCGCCGCATCCCATCCCGGATCGCGGTCGCCCTCGGTGTCGATGAGGGTCTGGGCGTCGGCCGAGGTCGGCTCGGCGAAGTCCGGCGCAGCACCGTCCGGCTGACCGCCGACGGTCGGCGTCGACGGCAGGGCACCGCCAACCGCTCGCGCTTGCAGAATCGGCTCGTCGCCCGTCGGCGCCGGAATATTGGTGACACTCTGGATATGCGCCACCGGGATCGGCATCAGCCCGGCGAGGCGGTCGATGCCCATCGCATAGGCGTTGAGCGCTTCGGGCGGGATGGCGCCGCTCTCGTCGACCTGACGCCAGACCTTGGGATAGGCGGCGCCGGGGAAGTTGTAGTCGACGAGCCAGCGCACCACCGAGCGGTTGAACGAGTCGCAGATCAGGTCGGCATCGGCCTTGACCAGATCATCCTTGACCTGATCCTGAACCTCGGCCTTGTACTGCCCGCCGACTGCCTCACTGGTCATGACCTGGCCGATGACCAGCTTGGCAATCGCCCGGTCCATGTACTCGCACAGCGCGGCATGGTCGGCGCCGCCGGCGCGCTTGGCCTCCAGCAGCTCGACCTTCATACCCTCGGGCACGATCAGCCCGGCGTCGGTCTGGATGGCCGAGAGCGTGGACAAGAGCTTGTTCTGCTCATCCGGGGTGGCGCCGGGCGGAAAGATGCCCAGCGCCGTGGGTGAACCGAACTTCTCGGCGGCGATCAGCCAGAACTTGATGTTGGCGCGCTTGAATAACACGGGCCAGTACAGCCAGTGTGCAAGCCCCAAACCGTATGGCTCGTCGTCGTGATCGGCGCCGGTCTGGAAGCTCCAGAACTTGCGCTCGGGCAACAGCTCACCCTCGCCGTTGGCCAGGGTGCGCAGCCGCAACCGCTGCGCGCCGTCGAACAGGAAGCGGGCACGGTTGCGCACCCGCAGCGCCGTCAGCACCACGCGCGCGCCCTCCCGCGCCCACAGACACTCGGCCACGGCATAGCCGTAGAAGACGCCGAAGTGCATCCCGCCGCAGACGGCATCCCAGCGGATGCGGTCCAGGGTCTCTTCCACGAGCTGGGCGGCCTGCTGGTCGAGCGACCGCTCGCCGCCGGGGATGACCTGCCACTCGGTGCGCTGGAGCGCCAGACGTCGCTGTTGCAGCGTCGCGCCGACCTGGGTGTCACGCAGCACCTCGCGATAGAGGTTGACGTCCCCGCCCAGACGCTCGCTCAGGATGGCGTCCTCGGGCAGCAGGCGCGTCATGGCGCTGACGTAGCCGCGCGTGACGTCGCGCCCGTCGAGGGTGGAGGCGATCTCGCGCATCTCGGGGCGCTCGGCGTGGTCGAGCGTGTCCGGGATGAGCAGGCCGGAGCGGGTGCGCCGGTAAGCCATGGTCAAAAGCCTCTGAAATCGTTGCCGCCAGCCAGGGTGCCCCAGCCGGTGGCGGTGGTGGCCGGGCGCGCGTCGTGCAGCGCGGCGCCGGCACGGGTCTGGCCGGTGGACTGGGCGCTCAGCCCCGCGCCGGAGGTGGTCGCCAGCATCCAGAGCATGTGCAGGGCATCGGGGCCGTCGTCGTGATCGGCGGCGGGGAAGTGGCGCAGCTGCTCGATGAGCGCCGTCTGGCTCGGGTGCAGCCGGATCAGGCCGTTGGCCACATGCGGTTGCAGGCTCTCGATGCGCAGCAGCTTGTCGGTGTGCGGGACGACGGCGCGCGCCGGCACCGGGCAGCCGGCGGCCACGGAGCGCTTGACCAGCTCGGTGCGCAGGAACTCCTGGAACTGCACCGCCTCGATGGCCCACACCAGACACTGGTACTGGCGCTGCAAGGCGATGATGTCTTCGATGATGAGATCGGGCAGCCGACGGCGGATGCGCGCCTCGACGACATCGAGCACGCCGGTGCGCCGGCAATAGCCGCCGACCAGGATCGCCGAGGGGTCGCGCGAGGCGCCGTGCTTGCCGAGTGAGGGGTCGCAGGCGCCGAAGTAGATCCAGTCCTCACGGCGTTCGGTCCAGACGTGGAACGCGCCGAAGAGCGCACGCTCACTGTCGATGGGGTCGTTCTGGAGTTCGGAGTCGAAGCTGGCGTGCCCGTCGCGGGCGCGGATGACCATCAGCGCATAGAGCGGACGCCCGGCCGGCCAGGAGACCTCGGCCCCGGCCTGCATGGCGGCGGCGTTCTGGGCGTGGAAGCGCTCGGCGGCGGCCTCGCCCTCGGTGCGATAGATCGCCTCCCAGCGTTCCCACAGCGGCATCTGGTCGGGCCAGCGCAGCAGGGCCTTGAAGCGCCTGCCGCGCCACAGCGGGTTGGCCAGCAGGCGCGCGAGCACCGAATCGTAATGGAGGATGGTGCCGATGATGAGCACGTCCATCTTCTGCCCGGCGCCGCCGAGCTTCATCACCGACTTGGTGAGCCAGCTCTGGAGCTTGTCGCGCTGCCTGGGGCTGGCGACATTCTCGTCATTCTCCAGGTCGTCGCCGATGACCAGGTCCGGACGATGGGGACCATGTCGGCGGCCACGAATGCGCTTGCCGGAGCCGAAGACCTCGATCTTGGCGCCGCGCGCGGTCAGGATGACACCGGCTTGCCAGACACGGCCCTGCCCGACGCGCTCGGGGAAGTCGGCTTGCAACCGTGCGTTGACCTCGTATTCGGCCTTGATCGCCTCCAGCTGCACGGCGGCCTGCTCGAAGGCATCCATGACGAGGACGATGTAGTGCTTGCGCGCGGTCAGATCGCACCAGAGCACGAACAGCAGGCTGACGATGGTCGACTTGGCCTCGCCACGTGGGGCGGCCACGGCGTCGGTCTGCGAGCGCGGAGCGGCGACGATCTGCGCCAGCCGGGCGAACAGGTATTCGTGCAGCTGCGAGGGGGCGTGCTGGACGTAGTGCGGGAAGTAGGTCAGACAGAAGAAGCGGAAATCGTCCTGGGCCTTGGCGCGCCGTTCGGCACTGGCTTCGGCATCGACCGGGAAGCCGTCGCATTCGGCTTCGATGGTGCGGCGCAGGTCGGCGGCGAACGCCGCGATGTCCTGCTTGAACTGCTTGGCAGAGAGCTTGGGCATCAGCGGCGGCCCGCGTTGTGGGCGATGGGGCGAACGCGCTCAGGCATAGGCACGGCTCAGCTCCTCCCCGAAGGGTTCGAGGATCTCCAGGAACACGGCCACGTGCTGCGGGTAGCGTTCGCGGATGAACCCGGCCAGGAGCTTCATCACGTCCATCGACACGGCCAGGCGCGAGAGCTCGGGCTGTAATTTGGCATGGGCGGCGAGCGCCTTGTGAAAACTGTCGGAGAGGCGCGAGAGCACCTCGGCGCGTTGCAGGGGCGTGATCGCGGCGTCCGGGTTGCGCAGCCCTTCGAGCGTGGCCTGATGCTGGACCAGGTAGTCCTCGAGCACGGCCTGAGCGGTGGTCTTCAGCCCCTCGGCGCTGATCGAGCTGGCCGCGCGCGCGCGATCCCAGTCGTCGCCCTCCTGGAGCGCCACGCGCTTCCAGCGGGCCACGGTGCTGTGCGAGACGCCGGCCCGGTCGCCGGCCGCCTCCAGCGACAGACGATCATGGACATAGTAGGCGCGGGCGCGACGGCGCGTCTCGTCGGTGTGAGCCATGCTGATCGCCGCCGCCTCACACGGAACCGCTGCCGAGCAGCGAGCCTTTGATGAGTGAGGTGCCGACCGCAACCACGGTCGCCACGATGCCGCCGGAGACCGCACCGCTGAGGGCCGAGCGTTGCTCGACGCCGCGCAGGCGTTCGTCGATGGCGTCGATCTTGGACAGCAACACGTCCTGGTCGCGTTTGATATGGTCGAGTCGGCCCTTGATCTCGCCGAGCAGGAGTACATGGTCAGTCATCGTCATTCACCAGTCACAGCGCACGCCGGGGCGTAGCGCACGAAGATCAATCGCCGCCGAGGAAGGGGCCGGAATCGCCGAACCAATCGCCGCTTCGATCCCGCTCAGGGTCGGTCGACAGGGGTGCGTCGCCGCGCACCCCGACAGCATCAGCGCTACCAGCAGGAGCTTGAGCCGCACGGCGCCAGCGGATTGGTTGCTTCGCCTGGTTGCGCCCCCAGATGCCGCCGATGTCGGCGATGAGTGCCAGCACCAGGAGCGTGATCTCGGTGATGGCCTGGGCGTCGATCTCCAAGCCGATGAGCAGCGCGGCCTTGGCCGCCAGCGAGACGCCGATGAAAACGATGGTGCGGCTGCGCCACCAGGGTTTGGGGTCGTATTCGAGTGTGGCCATATCCGGAAAGGGGGTGTTGGTCATGGTTCCTCCGGTGTTCGTGTTGCCGCCAGCGCCAGGGCGCGGGTCTCGGCGGCACGCGCGCGCCGGGTCCAGCCACGACCGAAGGTCGGCCAATGGCGCCGTGAGCGGTAGTAGTGCAGGCGGGTGCTGGTGTAGGCGCGCACCAGTGCGGCGGGAGCCTGGCGCCGGACGGCGGCCAGTGTGATCGGTCCGAGCTGGCCGTCCTGGGCGGTGCCGACGCTGCGCTGGAGCAACTTCACGGCCCGCGTGGGGCCGGCGTTCACGGCCATGTCGGTCACGACCAGATCGACGCCGGCCGGCAGCTCGTCGCCGCGCACCGTTTGCCAGTAGGCGCGCTCGTAGAGACGGACGGCCTCGCCCCAGGTCAGGCGTCGGAGATCCTCGACGGTGCCGTGCGGGTTGAGCAGGTGGCGATACGTGTCGAGGGTGATGCCCAGGTTGGTGGCGCCACCCGGATCGGCGGGATGATCGACGAAGCCACCCTCGAACTCGGCGATGTGAGCCAGGGTGGCGTCCAGTGAGGTGCGCATCGAGGGCGGGCTCCGGTGGATCGCGGTTGCCCGTCAGCTTCAATGAAAAACCCCCGAGCCGGGAGGCTGCGGGGGTTCAGTGTCAGGCCGTTTGACGGCGACGATGGCTAGACTACGCGCACCGGGTGCGGGTGTTCAAGTGGTTTGGAGCGGGACGCGTCCAGGGCCGCGCGGGCGGCCTGGTACTCGGCGGTGAGAAAGCCGATGGTGCAGGCCAGGTCGTCGCGGTTGACGGCGTGCAGGTCGGTCTCGGGGGCCAGCAGATCGGCGAGGCAGCGCAGGCAGGCGGCGATCTGGTCGAGGCGGTCGAGGTGTTCGGTCATGGGCGCGCCTCCCAGT